GAGGCTTTCTCCACTCACTACGCGGTAGAAAAAAATGACAATTAAGCAGCAATTTTTAATGGCGGTGACATCACCTTTTTCATGGGGCGCTTATACCGCCGCTATTGTTTTATCAATCCTAAAAATCATGGGTTTTGTTCCCCATGGCTCATGGTTGCAGGTCACGTCCCCGGCGTGGGGTGTCCCGTTGATTCTGTTCTTAATGGTGGTGTCGTTCGAGTGGCAGGCTAACCGGAAGCAAAAATGAACAACGCCAGCGAACAAAGAGAGGCAAGGGGGTGCATAGCCCCTTCACCGCCGCCGCCATTCGCTACAACTTCCGGCGAACCATTCGTCGGTGTTCATTCATGGAACGCCCCAAAATCAGCCATTGGAAGAGAAAGACCGCTTACCCGTGAGCAACACGCTCAGGGGCAAGCTGTTTTGCGTAAAATTCAATCCTTGCCACATTTCCTTAGCCTAATTTTTCTAGGCCGCCATACCTATTTGCTGAAAGAGCAGGGGCTGCACGCCGCCAATAAGTGGCTTGTACTCCAGTTTGAGCGCCGCATCTGGCCGCGCATTGAAATCGTTAACGATAAAAATGCGATGAACCTTAACGCATCGCCGTGCTTTATGGCGGAGGTAGACAACTATGCGCGCCTGACGGGTATGGATGACAAGGAATTGCGGCGTTTTGCTGACCGCGTCGCCGGTCAATTGCTGCAAAATTATGACCGCTATTGCGAGGAGTTTATCGCTGAAAATAACGGGGATAATTCACAGCTAATCAGCAACAGTGTTCAGGCTGAATTCTATGGCCGTATCGCGCATATGGCGCGAGCTTTTAACATTACTCCGATGCACTGGCGCAAATATCTCAAAGGCAAGCTGGACGCTACATCAGCGGTTGCTAGCCTGTCACGGCTGGTTAACTCCGAGTGGTGGGAGCGCCAGTTGAAGGCTCAGCGCACGCGCTGGCGTGAGGCGTTGCTCATTGCTGCCGGTGAAGTGAACCTCAAAAAACACCCTTACGCGAGTAAGCAGGCTGTTCGTGAGGTGCAGGCCCGGCGGCTTGCCAATATGGACTATTTGAAAGGGTGCGAGCTGGAGAACGTCGCTACCGGCGAGCGTGTTGACCTGATTGACAAAGTGATGGCAAGCATATCTAACCCGGAAATCCGCCGCATGGAGCTAATGAGCACCATCGCAGGGATAGAGAAGTTCGCCGCCAGCGAGAAGCATGTCGGTATGTTTATCACTATCACCACCCCATCGAAATATCACCCGACCCGCGTCGTCGGTAAAGAAGGGGCTGAAAAAGTCCAGTTTAACCACAACTGGGATTTAGAGGCTTTTTCACCGAAAGACGGCCAGCGTTATCTTGTGCGCATCTGGAGCAAGATGCGCACCGCGTTTAAAGACAACGATTTGAGCGTTTACGGTATGCGCGTCGTTGAGCCACACCATGACGGTACGCCGCACTGGCATATGATGCTTTTTTGCCAGCGCAAGCAGCGTCAGGACGTCATCGATATCATGCGTCGCTATGCCTTGAAAGAGGACGGCGACGAGCGAGGCGCGGCAAAGAACCGGTTTGAAGCCAAGCATATGAACAAGGGCGGCGCGGCAGGGTATATCGCCAAATACATCGCTAAGAACATCGACGGTTATGCGCTCGACGGCCAGATTGACCACGACACCGGCAAGCCGCTGCGAGACATGGCTGCGGCGGTAACCTCCTGGGCGTCAACGTGGCGTATTCCTCAATTTAAACCTATTGGAATTCCTACCATGGGTGCTTACCGTGAGTGCCGTGCCGCCTGCCTTCGTCATATCAGTCTTGCTGATTCCTTTGATGAACGAGTCGAGGCTGTGCGTGAAGCTGCCAGTGCCGGAAACTTTGCCGCCTATATGGCCGGGCAGGGCGGCGCAAATGTTCCACGTGATGTGCAGACAGTTCGCGTAGCCCGCAAGGTGGCAGATGAGCCGAACGCGTATGACGAAGAGGTGCAAAAGGTTGTCGGCATTTTTGCGCCGCACCTTGGCGCAGGTCATATCCACGAAACCCGGTCAACAGAATGGCGCATTGTTCGCAAGGCTGTTGACGTTAATTCTTTGACTTTAAAAAGCGCCTCCGGCGCGCCTCGGAGTCCTGTCAATAACTGTGGGGAGGTTCAGCGAGAACCTGATCCAGATATGCAGGTAGCAACGCCTGAGTATGTCACGGCGGTGATGAATTTGATTGAAGCCGGGGATGTTAGCTGGGATGACGCCGACGTTGCCAAGACGCTGAGAGACGCGATAAAGGGTCAGTCACCGAAGGCCAATCACCAAGAAATCGCTCGTAATCGCAAAAAATCCCGAAATGATGCACCATCGGCACGTCTGACCCCGGCAGAACGAGCAAGGATTCCGCAAATACGGTTAGAGCTGGCGCAGCACGGTATCACCCCGGAACGGTGGGAGTTGCGAGCGCTGGTGCGCGGAGCGACGGTGAATTATGATGAGAAAAAACTCACTTATCCGGTTGCAGAGGAGTGGCCGATAAATAGATATTCATTTTATTATTTTTTAGACTCCTACTTTAGCTTTAATGAGTGATATTGTCGCGAATCGCTACGGGAGGTTATATAGCTGCAATCTTCTACTCCAAGTATTGCCGCTAGTAGGCGACACACTAACGCTTGCATTTGTAGCGGTATGTTTTCCTGATTTACATCAGTCTGGGTATGACTAAAACTTGCAAATCCTAGAGGTTGTCCATGAAATATTGCCTCGTGAAAATTATTATTTCGAATTGCAGAAATGCATGTCCTACCTGTAGCCCACGAGGGAATAGGTATACTGAATATCTTGCACATCCATTTGATACGTTTGGAATGATTTGGAGGCCTTTTGTCTGGGTCTTTATTAGTTGCCGCCCAAACTAGAGCGAAACACCCATCTAATGCCATGTATAGATATTGAAATTGCTCAAAGGCGAGGCTCTGTGGGTTTTGTGCTAAAAATAATGCGTGTATTACTGCGGCTACTCGCTTTGGTGCAAGCGGATTGCTGATTTCTGATGCTAGATATCTAAGGGCTAACCCAATAGCTTCTTTTTCTTTACATCCACTAAGAATAAAATCAGTTAACTTTTCCGGATGGATAGTTGTAGCGTCAAGAAAACCAGCCTCCGTAGTCGTTAGTCTAATCCCTTTAAAAAAGGATAAGCACCATACAACAAATTCGAGGTCGTCCTTATTTTTGCTATTATGCAGATGCAATGTGTGCGTTTTAGGCATGCCAAAGACTCTGCTGTTAAATGGCATGGAACGAACACCACTACCCATGATGTACACCCTCTGTCTACCTGGGTATATCCAATCTTTAACAACGTTTGGGTTGTTGTTTATTGAATCGACAGTTTCTTTGTGATCCGACAGCGTCCTCACAGAAAAAATCTCAGTTTCTATATCGAGAGGTCTGGGATAGTAGCCGAATTCTGTAAAAACCCCATGAGTATGAGGGGGGGAGTGTCTTTTGCTCAAAATTTTCGCCTGATTTTATATAGGTATTAGTCACATTTTATCGAGTAGCGTTTCGATATATCTAAACTTTAAGAAAAACAAACCAAAATATAGATGATTTTTTTAGGTTTCTCCAGAGGGGCTGATATGAAAGGGGGTGTTTTTTTCAATGTGAGGGGCAGGATTCAAATGTTGAGTTGAAACCTGCCACTACATTTATTTACAATGTAACCCCATAAAGCTCCTGCCTATTACTGAAAGCTCTTTGCCCTCCCTCTAAAATATCACAACATAATTCTCTTATTTCTGCCTTGTCAATCGATCCCCTAAAAATTATTTGGCTTTTAATATTGGTGCTTTTTAGTGGTATTATTAGTTCTGCGTCTCCAAGTACGGCTATATTTGCGTTGTGTGTTACTATTATAACTTGACGCCTCTCTTTTATTTTTCTAAGATTGGCAACTATGGTTTTATATATAAACTCACTATCCAGATTGTCTTCGGGTTGATCAATTAATAATGGGTTGGTGCTTTCCGAGTGAATTAAAATAGCTAAAAGAATTGATTGTTGTTGACCGAGCGAGAGTTTTGCAATGGATTTTGTTATGTGTTCTTTTTTTCCTTCAGCATTCTCTACTACTTTAGTTACTTTCAGTGATGGTTTGTCTTCGTATTCTAATGATTCAAAATCCTCGTAGCAAAAATTATTTGCGCATTTTTCTAAAATGTTAATAATGTCTGTTTTTTGGAAAACTCTTCTCCCCTCATCATCTTTTATTTTTTCAAATTCGGAAAGGTCTTTATTTCGTATGCAAGAGGCAAAAGTTAACGGAGACATATGTGACGCTATTCTTTCGGCTTTTGATACTTGAGTCGTTCGCCACTCCATTGCTTGTTTTAATGATGTTTCGAATGCAGGAGAGTAACAACCTTGTTTAAAGGATGAGTTGACAAAAAAACCATCCACGGAGTTCCTTAGGTTTTCGTTTATCTTTAAAGAGAACGCATAACGTTGCTTGAATATATCACCTTTTATTTGCGTTCTCTTCTTAATCAACTCTCTCCTTTCATTTTCAAGCTCAATTCTTTTTTTGTCAATTATTCTAAGTGCGGACAATCTTTTGTTATAGTACTCTAAGTCTTTCGCAATTTGATTTATTTTACCTAAGTCAAATGGTATTCCTGCCGCTTCTAACTCAGCTTTTTTATTATCTATTTTTGTTTGTATTTCCGTTTCTCTTCCTTTCCATTGGTTAATCTGTGTTTTTAATAGCTCTAACTTTAACTTTAATGATTCAACTAGTTCTTTTGACTTGCTATCAACAATATCTGAAAAATCAGCTACTATTTTTTTAATTTCGGTAAACTGCTCTTTCCCTATAATGATTTTATCATCACCTAGTTCTTTGAAATAATTAAATGTATCATTGTTTTTAAATGCCTCTCTATAGCTTGAGATTAGTTCGTTTATTTCTTTAATTATCTTTTCTCTAATTCCTCTTTCAGATATCAATGCCATTTGATATTTAACTAGCTCGCCGACCTTATCTTGTTCTAGTCTTTTTCTTTTTCCATCTAAGCTGGAAATTTGACGTGTTGTGTCTTCTATGCCGGCCACCTCTAGCCTTGCCTTGTTTAAAGCACTTTGATTATCTAGGAGTAGACCTCTAATGTCGCGATCTTCATTTTGAAGTGGTGTGGTGTCTATGAAGTCATCAAGGAAATTTAACAGCATCTTAGGATTGTCATCACTATGTTGTATGGTGTCTGCTGTTTCACCTTGCCCATAACTATCAATTGTAATGTTTTGAATGCCATCTTCTAGATCAGTGATGTTCGAAGTGATTCTATTTTTCTCTCTCTTGAAGTGAATCTTTTTGTTGGTCTCATCTTCAAAGTAAAGATCTATTTCATCAGGCCAAACATCACTGTCGACAACCCTTGAGTTGGAATGGTTTCCTGAACCTTGCCTTATGGTTTCAAGCAGTGTTGATTTTCCTGTTCCTCTACCTCCTATTATACATGTGAGGTTTTTGCTTAGTTTAATTTGTTGTCCATCAAGAATTCCCCCTTTTAATTTTACTCCATAAAAGAATGGAATTCTTTGCGGTATCACGTCTTCAAGTCTAACCCTTGATTCATATAGCATTAATGCATTTTTTAATGCTTGGAAATTAAGAGCATCAACTTTTATTCTTGTTAGCTTCTTATTTCCATCGGCGTTTTTACCTAGTTTATTTATGGAGTGTGAATCTGAAGACATGATTTTTGGTAGGTTGTAATCATCAGTCAAATTTAATCTTTCCCTCCTGATTTTTATCATATTTACCCGCTCGGGAGATGAGTCTTTTTCGGTGTAAAAATCAATGCTATTTTTATTCGATATTTCTAGGGCGTATAAAGATTTATGAGAGAAAACGTCCTCAATGACTTTGCTGAATCGCCCAATAACCTTTTCGAATCCAGAGTCTAGTTCTATATGGGCAAGAACTCCAATGCCATTGTGGATTTTGGCTAAATCCAAGCAATCTACAATTCCTTGATTGCATCGTTGTTTATCTTCTGAGATAGTCAACTTCCCGTAAAATGCGCGAAGTTCTTCAAAACGCTCAAAATATACAAGTAAATGACCTTGGGTTGTGCTAATTTCAATGCCAGGTACTACTAGGATATTTTTACCTTGAGAGTGTTCTATCGCTTTTCTGGAGTTGCTTATTTCATTGTGGTCAGTAATGCTTATTATAGATAAGTTTTGCTGAATTGCTGTTTCAACAATGTTCTCGGGGGTCATTGTTATATCTGTAACGTCAAAAGATCCATCTATTGAACCAAAGGAGTGGATGTGTAGGTCTGCTCGGACAAATTCTGCGCCGGAACTTAACGTTTTTATTGCTTCCATTTTTTTACCTCTAAATACAGTAGTTATAGAAATTAAGATGTAATTTTTAATCGATGTATTTATGTTAGTAGGGGAATCATAGAGGTTATCTCGAAAATTTCCAGATAATTAAGGATTGGTTCATCGCGAATTCCTAGGTTTGGCATGATTTTTTTGCATTTTTGTGCACGTGTTCGCATCCAGAATGGGCACTTATTTATGGCCCGAAGTACTAGGACTGACGTAGGTTTGGCGCTCACGGGCACCTGCATTAAAACCGACCCATGAAGCGGGCAGGCGTGGCGGGGATAGCATTGCGCGCAGGCACGTATTTAATTATCAGAAATGACGGCGTCAGCGCGTCGTGATGGCGTTTCGATATTCTGTTTTGATTCGCGGGTGCGTGTGGTGGGGTGGGACGTGGTGGGCGGCTGAGAGCGTTTGCGGGTGGGTATGAAAAGGCCGCCAATCAGGCGGCCGGTTTATCATTCGTCGTCGTTGTCGAGGGTGTATTTTTTAAAGCGGATGACCTCCTCGCCGATCCAGTCATTCACCTCAGTGATGCGCTGCTGTAGCGGCGTCAACTCGTTGCGAACAAATACCATTGCAGCCTTCACCACATCACCCGTTGACCCGACGTTCTCCGGCTTACCGCCCATCAGTTGGTAGGGGATGCGGTGTGCGTCCAGCAGGTCGGCGGCGCTGACTTTTTTAATGTTAAAGAAATCATCCTTTGTCGCCACCTCGCTGAGCGGCACAATCTTGATGCCGTCGGGCTTTCCGTTCGGCGCGTAGAAAAACAGGTTTTTAAAATTCCCCATGCCTTTCGAGTCGCTCATCGCATCACGCAGCGCTTCCACATCGGTATTGTTCTGCGCAGCGTCCGTCACGTACATGATATAGCCCGCGTGTGCGCCGTTCTGGTAATACTTGCGGCGGAATAGCGTGGCGGACTCATTCAGCCAGGCTGAATTAAGTGCCGACAGGTACTCCGGCATTCCATACAGCTCTTGGTTGATATCCGGCTCCAGCAGGTGGAAAACGCTGTTTGCTGCGAACGGGTGCGGCTCCACGAACGATTGCACAAACCAATAAACGCCGGGTTCAACCCCGCGCCGGGTGTATTTGGCCGGAGAGGTCTCCAGCTTTAACAGCTTGCCGCTGACGCTCTGCCGCTTTTCCAAAAAGGCGTTGCCGAACACCAAATAATCCAGCACAAACCGGCTGAAATCTTGCTGTGAAAGCAGGGGGTGCGTGATGTAGGTGCTCGCCAAAATGTTGCGCTTTACATAAATCGGCGAGCTGTGGTGAACGGCGGCGCGCAGGCTTTTCGCCAGCCCGGAGAAGCTGATAGGCGGTTCAATCCATTTGCCGTTACCCACGCATTCGGTGTAGTCCAGAATCTCGCGGCGATCCAGAACGGCCGATGGCTCGCCAAAGGTAAACGCCTGCATTTTCTGGTCAGGTTCTTTGACGGCCAGATTCTCTTTTGCCTTGTTGCGATTGCGTTTTCTCATCGATTGAAGTCCAGAATTGATTTTGAGGGCTGGCCGTTGGCGGCGGTCAGGGGTTCATTGAGTAGGGCGTGCATGGTGGCCCATGCGACGTCGGCGTGACTGGCTTCCTCGCTGCGGCTCGCCTCGTAGGTCATGCCTCGGCCGCTGGCGGTCATGGTTTTGCGGATGGCCATAAACGATTTTGTGATGTCGGTATAGGCGGTGTCGTACTCCAACCGGCCGCTGCCGATAGTGTCTTTTGCCTTGAGCACCATGGCAGTCTTCACCTCGGCGCTGTAGCGGATTTCGCGGGCGGCCGGGTAGAAGGCGCGCACCAACTGGAAAACGCCTTGCCCGATGCCGGTGGCGTCGATGCCGATATATTCCACGTTATATTTTCCGGTTAGCTTGCGGATGGATTCGGCCTGTGTGGCAAAGTCCATACCTTTCCACTGGTGGCGCTCCAGTATGCGGAACTTACCACCCGTCACCATCGGCGGGGCCAGCACCACGCAACCGGCGCTGTCACCGGAGTGCGCCGGGTCATAGCCGACCCAGACCGGACGGTCACCGAATGGCCGGTCTGCGTAGGGGTTAACGTCAGTCCACTCGACCAAACTGTCGACCATGCAGCCCTGCAATTCCTCAAACGGGAACACTGACGCGCTATCGTCGACAAACTCACACATGAACAGGTTGCGGAAATCCTCGGCGCTGTTCTCGCGTTTCAGCACGTCAAGGTCAAACAGGTTACAACCGCCGCGCAGGGCGTCTTCAATGGTGACGATTTGCCGCCACTGGCCGTCGTCGCACAGCTTACCGGCGGCTAACGCGCGGTGGCTGATATCGATCTCGACGTGTTCGCTGGCGTTTTTGCGGCCTTTGTTAAACAGCTCGCCAGACCAGAACGGAAACGCGCCATGTGCCAGCGTTGACGGGGTAGAGAAATAGGTCGACCGGAGGTGCTTTTGCGAGGCCATGCCGGAGGCGACTTTGCGCAACTTCTGAAAGTTGGGGATCCAAAAGATTTCATCGACCAGCAGGTCGCCGTTATGGCTCTGTGCGGTGTTGGAATTGGTGCCGAGAAAAATCAATTTCGCGCCGTTGTTGCCGAGCACAATCGGGTCACCGGTCAGCTCAACGTCAACCCGCCGGGCAAACTGAATGATGTATTCGCGGAATACATACGCCTGCGTTTTGCTGGCCGACAGGAATATCTGGTTATGGCCGGTTTTAAGCGCGTGCAGCAGTGACTCGCGGGAAAAATAGAAGGTCGCCCCAATCTGGCGCGATTTCAGAATATCGCGGATGCGGTGGGCCAGTCCGGCCTTGTGCCAGCCGAGCTGATAATCGAAAGACTCGTCATAAAAAATCTCTTCCAGTTTCGCAATAGCCTCGTCACTAAAATAGTTCTTTGTCGGCTTTTTGCGCTCGCCTTTGTTGCGGTTGGCAACGTTGGGATTGAGGTCGGCTTCGTTGCCGGAATTCATGTAACGGCTGACGCGCGCAAGGCGCTCAATCTGGCGGCCTAACAGGTCAATTTCTTTGTAGTCGCTGCCCTCTTTTTTTGTCTTGAGAACGAGCTGCACCATTCGCGCCTCGATGCTGGACTCCACGCGGGAAATCGGCGCGATATCGTCCCATTTTTCCCGCTGTTTCCAGCTCTGCACCGTGGGCGCTTTCTGCTTCAACATCTCGGCGATTTGCTTCACTGAGAAACCTTGCCAGTACAACAACGCAGCCTGTCGGCGTGGGTCGCTGAGTAACGAGGTGTCGGTCTGGATTTGCATGATATGCCCTCATGTGGATGACGAGGGAAAGGCTACGCAAGCCACGACGGCCGCGCGCTAAGGTGCTGTTGTCTGGGGGATAGTCCGTCGGCCGTCGCTGGCCGTGAGGGTGGTCAGTCGGGAAACTAGCCCCGACCTTAACCACTCAGGACAATGGCTCATGGCAAAGAAAGTATCTAAATGGTTCCGCATCGGTGTCGAGGGAGACACCTGTGACGGCCGCGTGATTGACGGTAACGATATTCAGGATATGGCGGACAGTTTTGACCCGCGAGTTTATGGCTGTCGTATCAATCTGGAACATTTTAAAGGCTTGCTTCCTAACGGCGATTTTAAACGCCTTGGTGACGTGGTCGAAGTGAAGTCCGAGACGATTGATGATGATTCCATCCTCAACGGTAAGTTGGCGCTGTTCGGCAAAATGTCCCCGACCGACGAGCTGGTCGGCATGGTCAAGGCCAGCCAAAAAGTTTACACCTCCATGGAAATCCGCCCGAACTTTGCCAACACCGGCAAATGCTACTTAGTCGGTCTGGCGGTCACTGATGACCCGGCCAGCCTCGGCACCGAATACCTCGAATTCTGTTCCCGCGCGAAGACTAACCCGCTGGCCGGTAAAAAAGCCGAGCCGGGTGATGTGTTCTCGGTCGCAACTGAGGTGCTACTGGAGTTTGAGGAGCTGCCTGACCGTCTGCTGACCAATCTGACCGACCGCGTGAAAGGCATGTTCAGTCGCAAACAAGTCAGCGATGACGCGCGATTCAGCGATGTGCATGACGCGGTCACCGTTATCGCCGAGCAGGTGCAAACCAACGGCGACAGCGCCGAAACGCGTTTTGCCCAGCTTGAGCAGGAAATCG